CATGTTTGAAAACAAAATCTGCTCTCTGTAAAGGGCAAGAGCAGTCTCTACATCGGACTCACATTCATATATTATTTTTGTATCACAGCCCATTTCTTATTCTTCTTTATCACTAAAATGCAATAGTAACATCGCATAGTGTATTATTTTTAGTATGTCTTTACGAGGAGTACCCTTCTTATCATATCTTGAGGCATACTTTAGTATGTTGCTCCTGCAGAAAGCTTTAGCATCACCACAGGCTTCTATAAAGTCTAATGTTTGGACTTCACCCTCACTGTAGTGTTGGTCATATGTGTTATTCACATACTCACTTATTTCTTTTATTATTTTGTCTTCGTTGTACTTACCCATAGTGTTTATATCTTATCAGTTTTTATGTTTATTTTCAAGACCAAACTACCCCGTTGGAGTCTGTCGTTGGAGCGTCATCCCAATCTACAAGGTCATCCATAGTTAAAACTTTTAGTTCCTTCTTATTCGCCCAAGATGGTGTACACAACTCCATATCAACTTTTAGTGGTATATCCAAAGTATTTGTCTCAAGTAACTCCCTAATTGTAAAGGGTACAGTCTCTAATTCGGAATCATGTATCTCACATATAATTTCATCATGAACCTGTAATAAAATATTGCTTTTTTTATTATCTAAAAATTTAGCAACCTCAAGCATACGTTCACTCAAAAGGTCAGCACTGGTTCCTTGGACGAGATAGTTTACTCCTTTGTAAGCAAATTGTGGGTTAATTTGGTAAACCCTACCATACTTATTACGGATTTTACCCACTCTCTCAACCTTTGCAACAACTGCATCGAAGAAATCTTTTGAACCCCTCATACCCTCAAAGTATTGCCTTTTAAACTTCCCGGCTTCTCTTGGAGAAGTATTCAACTGTTGGGCTAATTTCTTATTACCAATACCATAAATAGTACCAAATGTAATAGCCTTAGCATACTGACGATATTCCTTGAATCTATTATGTGACTCATCTATTTTGAAAGCAAGTTTTGCCGCTTCACTGTGGAAGTCTACATCTGTTTTATTTAGAATGGCATCAATCTCAGGGTTTCTAAAATATGACATAAATACCCGAACTTCCATCTGACTATAGTCAAACCCAACTAAAGAGTATCCTTGACGTGGGATAAACAATCTACGTATAGCTATCTGGTGTTTATCTAATTCATCATATGATTCATCACCAATAAAAGACCATGTTGCTAATACATCATCAGATAACTCATTATCTATGGTAATACCCTTTTGGGCAACCATAGCCGAGATTTTACCTCTCATATCAATCTTATCTTCTTCTGTTAGTTGTTTCTCTACCAATTTAAAGTGGTTACGAGGAATGTTTTGTAAGTTAGGCTCTCTACTAGATAGTCTCCCAGTTGCTGTACCCCAATTACAAAATGAAGTGTGCATAGTATCTATTTCTGTATATGGTAATATATATGTAGATTTCAGCTTCTCTAGGGTTCGATACTGTCTTATTAACCCCGCCATTCTATGATTGATATTTATTAGGGCAGCCTCATTCCAAGAATCTTGACCCTTAGATGTTTTTACAGGCGACTCAATTCCCATAGAATTAAAGACCTCACCTATCTGCTTAGGGCTTGATATATTGAACTCGTCTTCATCATGTTTTTTAGACGACATTGGGATATCATGATTCCACCTTTTACGCACAGATATTTTCAGTATCTCGTCCTCAACCTCAGTCAATCTACTAGTAATTAGCTTTTCAACTCCTAAAGCATAGTGTTTGTCTACCGAAATACCTCTTCTTTCCATGACATAAAGAACTTTAGTTAATTCACATTCCATAGTAAAGATATCGTTTTGTCTACTATCTTCTATCTTTTTTAAGTAATCGTTATAAATTCTACTCGTAAGTCTTACGTCTTCTTGACAATACTCACCTAATATATCTGCTGGTGCCTTTGAAAAATCTCTAAACCACCCTTTATTAGATTTTAGGACCTTTTTAGTATCATCATCATACTGTATAGCCTCTTGCCCATAATTACGCTTACCTGTAGCCGAAAGACCCAATTCTTTGGTATCAGAATGTTCTATCAATCGAACCATAACTATAACATCTATAAGCTTTTTGTCTAAAACCGATAGCCCCTCTTTTTCCAAAAAGTGCAAATCAAACTTTAAGTTATAACCTATGTAAGATTTTACCGATTGGTTTAAAAGAGATATTAGTTGCTGTAAGGACTCACTAGATAAATTATTACCATCGTGGTGTCTAAAGGGGTAATACTGAGTAAGGCCTTCTTTTTTAGGTTCTCCGACACCAATCCCACATATTTGGTTGGTGCCAAAAGACTTTAATCCGTTTGTTTCAACATCCACAACCAAGGTCGGTGCTACCTCTAATACCGACCTCAGCTGATTGACATTCTGTTCAAATGTTTCTTCGGTTACTGCAGCTTCTTTAGAATAAAGGTTGTTCTGAATCATCAGAAGTTGCTGCGTTCTTTGCTATATCCATAGCTGCGTCTGCGGAATTACCGTATCTCTCATAGAAATAATCTAGTAGTGGGGGTAGTTCTGCAATATCACTTTGTCTTTCTGCAGGTATCTCATCGTTTTTAGGGGTAGCTGTAATAGAATAAGAAGTCTCGTACATTCCTTGACCAGTTCTTTTTATTCTTATAACACCTTTATTTAATGCTCCCCAATCACTATAAACCTCAACTAATTGGTTCCATATATAGTCACTTCTACCAAAAGTCAAAGCAATGATACGAAAATCATTTACATCTTCTCTAAACATTTTTTTACCTGCCGGACCATCGACTTCAACCCAGTCATCGTTTCTCTTCTCTTGGTGCATTATGTTGTGAACATATGCCCAAATTGCAAATTTGTGTGATGCTCTAACATCATCAGGAACGATAGAAGTATCTACTCTCTCGTCTTTCAATAAATTTACAAACTTATTGCCTGCTCTAAAGGTGTATAGATAAATTTCTTCTAAAAAGTTATCATTCTCAGCACCAGTAGCTAGTGATGATAAAAATACTTGGTCGCCATCTCTGAACCAAATCTCTTTACCCGGTGTAAAGGCAACGTCAGGTCTTTTAGAATCCTCACGCCCTTGTTGTATTCTTGTTATTCCACTCATGTCATTATCTCCTTATATTAGTACTTTGCTTGTTAGTACTGAATGTAATATATCCAAATCAGTAATTTCTTGCAAGTCTTTGTATTTTTTTGGAATGTTTAAATATGATATCAAAAATCTATTGCCCATGTCAAGTGTAGCTTTTTCCATTCCCTTTTTTCCCGCCTCATCATTATCTAATGCTAGTACTAATTCTGTTGCTCGTAATGCACTTAAAAGTTCAATCTGTTTTTTAGATAAAGAGGCTCCAAGTAATGCTACAGCTGAGTACCCCTGCTGACTGAGCCACATACAATCTAAGGCCCCCTCGACTATATATAAGGTCTCTACATCTTTTAGTTTGTTTATACCAAATAAAGTCTTTGATTTAGAAAAACCCTTTGAAAATAAGTACTTTGGTACTGCCTGCGTTCGTCTTGTTATCCAACCTATAATCTCTTGAGATTGGTTCTTAGCCGGTATCATAAAATCTAGAAAATTGTTAGTTTTACAATCCCACTTTGAAATAGTATCTTTGGTGAATCCTCTTTTATATATCCAGTGTCCGTCCGGGACATCTAAGATTACTTCCGGTTTTTGATAAGGGAGTTCTTTGGAAACTTCTTTTTCCTCGTCCCCAAAGAAAAGTGGATTAATTTCAAGAGAATTAGTATCTATTTGACTACCAACCTCAAGATTAATTTCTTCCCAAGACTTGCCTGAAATCTTATGGAGAAAGCTTTTTAGACCTCCTTGACCACAACCTGCAAAACAAATCCAAGCTCCCTTATCAAGATTGATTGCACAAGACTCTTTTCTATCTTCATGAAAAGGGCAATGTATTACAATCTGTTCTTCATTTGGAATGTCCACCCCATATTTAGTTAATATAGAGTACCAATCTACCATTATCTATCCTTTTTGTTTTTTCTAAGAAATAGAACAACTTCATTTCTATAACCATTTTCATCTGCGGCAATACCTTTTCTAATATCTCCTACAGTAATGTCAATGATTGGTCGTCCGTCTCCTTTGCTTCTAGTAGATTTTACAATAATATCGCTATCATCTTCACTTCCACCAAGCCAATCGAAAATTCCCATATTAAACCTCCTGTTTAAAAGTCTCCTCCCCCATCGTAATCGGGTATTTCATGTATCTCACCATTGTTGACTGACCACTCCATATAGGTTGTATCTCTCGGCAATTCACCATCCCGATATTTTTGGAATTGCACTAGTCTTTTGGTGTCGACCTGCTTTTGCATTAGCGATGAAGCATCCGCTGAATCTTTCGCTACAGCACACATAGCTATTGCTACGTCAGCAGCCCTTATCAAAGCATCTCCAAAAGCCACTTGGTCCGCCCTTGGGGGAGTAAACATATTAGAAGCATCCCGGGTAGCCTGTGTTGATACCATGATTGGAGTATTTGTTGCAGTTGCTAGGTTTTTCAATCCATAAAACAATGCATGTGATTGTTCCCAAGCAGCTTTTTTTGAATCGCTTGTAGCTACCAAATAAACTCCATCAATAACTACAAACTCAGGATTATGTTTTCTTACTAATCCTGCAATTGATTCCAAACTTATCCCCATTTGACCTGAAATATGGTCACATACGAGTAAAGATTCTGTATTAGATTCTTTTAGAAACTTTGCATACAGTTCCTCGTCTATAGGTTCTCCGTGTCTAAGGGCTCTGTGTGAAAAATCGTAGCCCATTATTTTAGCCAATACTACATCAAGTCTCATATTTATAGCGGTTTGTGGCATTTCTGTAGATATCAATAGTGTTTTATGGCCATTAGCAACTGCTGTTGCAGCTGAATGAACACATAACCATGTCTTACCTATAGTTGGTCTTGCGAAAGCTGCTATTAGTTCTCCCGGATTCCAACCCACTCCAGTGGTATTTATAGTCTTGAAACTCGTAGGTATGCCCATCAAGCCATCA